ATCATTGCGGCAACCTGGTCGGCTGTGAAAACATTTTCAGACACAATGGTCTCCTTTTGTTCGATTGATTCTTCGGCGGCAACCTCAGCGGCGGCTTCCTCTTCCTCAGCGGCGGGCTCTGCGGCCACTTCCACTTCGGTGGGAGTTTCAGCCTCGGCTTCAGCCTCGGGCTCGGATTCTGTGGCCTTTGATTGGGCGGCAAGAATAAAGCCGGCCAAAGCCTTCAAGTCTGCGTCACTCATGGTGCGGGTAGCAGTCGATTCCTCGGCAGCAACCTCAACCGGAGCATCGGCAGTTGTGATTTCGTCAGACACTTCTGACTCCTTATCTTCAGTTGGGGCATTGTCTACTGACTCTGCCTGTGGTACGGGATTGCCGCAAGTAGGGCAATACATGGCGTCTTGAGGAGCAGTCTCTCCGCAAGAAGCGCACTCTGGCGCGCTGCTGCTGGGCGTAGCGGAAACTACAGCACCGCAGTTGGAGCAGAACATTGCGTCCTCAGCGCATTCCATATTGCACTCGGGGCAACTAAGACCCGTAGTGTTCGAAATTGGAGAAAGTTTTGCGCCGCAAAGGTGGCAGAATTCGGAACTCTCTGAGCACTCGGCTCCGCAAGAAGCGCACTCCATGTTGTTGTCGTCTGGTTGCATTTCGTCGTCATCCTCTGGCCCCATGCCGCTAGCATCGCCAGTAGCATCTACCTGTGACCAGTCAGGCTTAGAAAGGTAAATATCGCCGTCGTCGTCCGGGTCAATTGCGTGCATGGCAGCAATTGCTCCAAAAGCGATGCGGTTTGCTACGACCTTGAGCAAGTGCGGGTCTTGTGTGTAGCCGGTGATGTTGATGCTGTCCATGTCATTGTTCAGAGCAATCGAAGCGTAAGCCTCGAGAACTGACTCAATGTCCATTGCGAGGGCTTCTTGCTCGCTCACAATGTTGATTCCGAACTTCTTGGCGGCAGACTTAATGCGCGACTTAATGCGAGCAAGTTGGGCCGAGGTGTAAAGGTTGGCGTTGTCGCCTTGGTTGATGTATGACCAAGCGGCGCGAACGTGAGCAGCCGTGTTAATCGGGTAACGCTTCTTCTTGTCCTTCTGGTAACCAGGGTCAGCGTAAGCAACGTCGCCGTAAGGCTTCTTGGGTTCCTTGGCTTCAGCCAATTGCTCAAGAGCGGAGAAGGTCTCAACAACCTCTGCTTCGTCTACTGATTCGAAGACTGAGAGACGGCTGTTGGCAGATTCAGCAAGTTGTGCGTACTGTACTTCCGCACCTTCGACGCCGGGGCTGTTGGTGAAGTCAACGCCGTGAATGGCAAGGTCGTCAGCAGTCGTGGCCTCTTCGCCGTCCGAGTGCAGAGTTGTACGGGGCTCGCCCATCCACTCGCCGCGGATTGAAATGCCCTTAATAAACTTGCCGGCAGCGAGGTTGGCAATGTCACGGCCATACGTCGTATTGGCAATGTCAGCCTCAAAAGCGGCCGAGCCGTCAGGCATCAGGCTTACCTTAGTGATACGGCCTACTGTTGACGTAGCGTCATCCTTGAAGGCCGCTGCGTGGCTTGTAGCCATGTTCAGGGGCATTCCCTCGCCGCTTGCCAACTGCTGGCTCATGCGCTCAACAGCCTTAGCAATGTTGTTCTTTGTGTAAAGTCGACGGTTCTTAGAAACACCGGGCTTTAGGAAAATGCCGCGAATTGTTGCTGCCTTGGTTGAGGCCATTTCTTCAATCTCCCAGGATTCTTTGGCATTCAGTTGACGCATAATCCCGTTGACCCAAGAGCGGCCTGCATCTCCACCCCAACCGAGCCAAGCAATGTAGCCAGCGGAAGGATTGGATTGGTTTGCCCAGTCCTTACCCTTCTTGTCAACTTCGTGACGGGCAAAGTATGAGTGCATGCGCTTAATGGTGTCAGCGGAAATGTGCTTACCATTGGACAAGTCTCGAGCGCGCGCAACACCTACGGCGGTCATACCGCGACCGTGCTTCTTGCGAAGTTCCAGCGAGCGCGCAGCGTTCTTTCTAACTTGTTCGGGTGGTGAGAAACCGTCTGCCATAATTTTTATTTTCTATCTTGGTGTGTACCGCTTGCCGCGATACTTCCAGTGGCTCAACTGCTTCATGCGGTGCGAGCGTTTAAATAGTCGTTTTTTAAAGGAGCCTTTGCGCGGGGCTCCCCACGCAGTCCTTCCCATGTAGCGTCCAGGGGAAAGTTGCTTCTTAAATTTCTTCGGGATACCAGAAATGCGAAGTTTGCGCATTTTCGCCCTTTTTTCGTATCGCATAAAGCGAACACCAAGCGGGTGAGTGTGCTCAAAAGCAATTTCTGCGTATCCATAACTGCGACGAGAAGAGGATGATTCGCGACTCTTTGCAGTTGAGCGACGGTGACCGTGATACGGAACAGACTTGGTGTGACGCATCTGTCCGCGTGCAGCACGCGCTTTTTGTAAGTTAAGACGTTCTGCCGCTAACTGAGAGGCAGTTTGAGAACCGGCTGGGTACTTTTTGTGTACCTCGTAAGCACCGGCGCGACCTAAGTAGTTGCCCATTAGCCAACTTCTTTGCTAACGAGAGCAGCCGCCTTTTCAGCAGTCATTCCAGTAAAAGGAACTACGGGTTCGCCATCGCTGTAGAAAGGAACGCCGTTAATTTCAATCGGAGTTTGTGACATTATTCGGTTCCAGACGGTGGAGTTGGTGCCTTAAGGGGCGTTTCTGCCTGACTCGTCTTGCCACCGGACTTTTGCTTGTTAGCCTTGTCCTTGGCGGTTCGAGTTGTTGTCTTTGTAACGTTTGGCTGCGGATTTACCGTTGGCGCCACGGGGGCGTTCTTGGTAACAGCAGAACCTTCGCTGTCGGTTCCCATTCCCATTGCGGCGCCTTGGCTCTGAACAACGGCAAGGTTGGCCTTAGAAAGAGCACCCAAGTCAGCCCACAGAACCATGTTCTGACGGTCAATAAGAACAGCGTCGTCGCCACCCTCAACAGGGGGCTCACCAATGTCTGCGCGGGCCTTGTTAAGAGTCCACGAACCATTGCGGATTCGCTGGTCACGAATTGTTTCGATAACTTCGTCGTCACGCCAGTCGACAACACCAAACTTAAGAATCCAGTCGGTAATGCCGTATGCCTGGTACATCAAAGCAAACGAGAACTTCTCAAGAACGAGTTCTTGGATGGGACCAACGGTGTTAACGCGGAAGGTTTTGTCTTGCGACGTACCAGTTCCACCACCGATGTTACCTGACTCAACAACGCCCACCTTTGACGGAGGCACACCGTAGCCGGAAAGAATTTCGTCACGACGCTGCTGAAGAGTGTTCAACCAATTAGTAATTTGGTTGGTGCCCATTTCCTGGACCATTGCGCCACCCTTGGTCTCAAACAAGTTACCAATGTTGCGCGCACCCAGGTTGCGAATAGCGTATTGTTGCTGGAGACGCTTCATTTCCGATTCGGGAAGAGCGAGAGGCCAGTCAACGTGAGCGCGCATGGGGTCACCGCGCTTCATCGTTTCCTTAATCAAGGCAGCAGTAAAGAGCCAAGACGTAATAGGAAGAATGTTCTTTTGCGTAGGAGACACACCGTACAGAGTGTCACCAGGCGAGTCAAACTTAACGTGGATAACCTCGTTAGGCTTAAAGTGAGCAATGCGGTTAGTGGGCGTCTTTTGGACGTACCCTTTAATAACACCGTGCTCGTCGGAAAGAACGGTCATCGTTGTGGGGTCAAGCGGGTAGAGCGCAACAGGCTCACCCATAACCCAAACAACTTCAGTGAAAGAGTCGCCGAAAATAAGAAGGTCGGTAATAACCGCACGCATCAATTGGCGAATGTCGTCGTGAGGATTCACGTACTTTAGAAGAGCCTGAACCTTTTTAACAGCGTCGGGAGCCTCTGGAGTCTTCTTAGCGCCAGTAACACCGCCGTCGTAAATCACCTCGAGACCACCAGCAGTGGCGGTACGAGCGATTGTGTCAATTGAGGCAGAAGCCCACGTGCAAGCCAAGTAAGCCTGCAAGAGTTGCTGCATAAACGTTGGGCGGTCAAGAGTACCGGCCGTGACGTTTTGCCCCGGATTTACTTCAGTGGTTCCGCCGATGGGAACGCCAGTAGCGTAACCAGCACGCTTGGGGCTGCTCTTTGGACGTGCTTCGGCAATTGCCTCATACGCGGAGAACGTCTCTTCTATTCCCTTTTTAAAAGATGAAAAAGCCATCGGTTATCTTTCGTAAAAGGGACTCAGCCCAAGGTCTCCTACAAATTTACTGCCAAAATTGGGCATTGGCAAGGATTCGGCTACTTCCTCTCGCCCCATTACCATTGTGTCCGGAAGGCCAGTAGCAAAAACGGGAGACGATTCATAAATGACAGGTCGAGCGTAATTGCCGGCGTACATACAAACATAACGAAGGGCGTCTGCAAGGTGGTCATCCACGTTGCGCGTCTCAGCGTCGTCAGGTTTTGAGGCGCTTCGGGGCAAAGCCGGAATCTGCTCAATAAACTGCGGGCACTTCTCTTCAAAAACGTGAAGCATTGGGCATTTCTCAAGACCCATTTGCTTGTGATATTCACAAGCGGGGCCGTCGTTGAGATACTGATGAACAATAGACCAGCCAATAATGCGGTCGTTGTCTGCCTTAATAATACCGCAACCATTCTGGCCATAAATGTCAGCGATGGAAAGCGGTGTACCGCGATTACCCCACATAGAGGGGTCTGCAACGCGAATTACATCTTTTTCGCCGTGTGAGCGTTCTGTCTCCACAATAATCTTGGCTTGGTCGTCGTTTTGGACGCCAGACACACAGATTTCGCGGTAAACCCAAATACGCCCGTCGTTGTCGACGGCAATCCAAACAACAGCGTAAGGGTCCCGGTAGCCCCAGTCAATCCCCGCATATCGCTGCCATTCTGGCGGCAAATCGAAGGCGGGAACAACGTGCTTAGAGAACTGCCATTGTTCAAAGAATTGACCGACCATTGCATCCCAGTCACCGTCACGCATAGCAGCGCGGCGGCGGGGGTCTGGAATCGCATTAAGAACCGCTTCGTAATTTTCGTTAACGTGCGGGTTGTCGGTAACTTTAGCGGGAATGAACGCAACGGTTCGAGTCCACTTAGTGTCGTTAATCTGTTCGGTATAAAGTTGCTTGCCGCGCTTCGTCGGGTTGATGAAGCGGTCCTTAAGGTACTTGTGGCCCACGCCACCAGGGTTGGTAGCAAGGCGCAAGCCGATTACAGGAACAAGTTTATTACCGGAACGAAGACGCTCTTCAATGTGCTGGATAACTGCCGGCAACATCTGTGAGGCTTCGTCAATGTAGAAAGCCTGGTACTCACCACCGAGGATTCGGGATGCGTCAACAAGGTTTTCTGCGTAGGTGAAGTTGATGATTGAGTTGTTAGCGAACTTCAAGACCTTGTTGGTCGAGTTCCACTTTGCGCCCAAATCACGGCCGTAATTCCACTTAGCCAACTGTGAAAGAAAGGATTCTTCCAACTCGGGGTAAGAACGACGGAAACAGCCAATTCGCATTCCCGGATAGTTAGCAGCGTTGTATAACGCGTCCATCAAGAATGCAGCGGTTTTACCACCACCAGCAGCACCACCATACAAAATGGCGTCAATGCGCTCGGCAGAGGCTTCGTGAAATGCTACCTGCCTTGGAGTTGGTTCATAGCCAAGAATGCCAAAAACATCTACCTTCGGCGGTTGAACCGAATCGGATATGAACTTGCCAAAACTGGACATTACTTAAACCAAAGTACAAAAGACCAAGCGACACCAAAAATAGTTGCTACGCCAACAGAAACCGCGCACATGCTACGGAGAAAGGCGTTTGATTCAATTGCGCGAATAATGGATGCTTCACGCTGTAGGGCAAGTCGGCTTGCGGCGTCGTGAAGTGCCATTAACTTTTCGTAGCGTTCGTTTCCCAAGGCTTCTCGCGCCTCAATTTCTTCGGTACCAACAATGTTGCTCAATCCAGCAACGAGTTGTTCAAAGTTGTCGTTTTCATTTTCGCTGGGCATAAATGCTCCTTAAAAGAGGAAGTTATCAACGTCATCGTTAGACATGAGACGCCTTATAAACTCGTCGTGCGCTTCCCATTGTAAATCAACGGGTAGTTTCCTCATCAGCGAAATCTGCCATTTTTCAAAACCTAGAGTCGTTAACTCTTCGGTCGTTGGCATACAATTGCACACCTCTGGGGGTACACAATGATGGCGACTATTACTCATAAGGATACGCGCACTTTCTATAAAGTCAAGTATTTGACCTCTGGTGGCGCGCTGGCGGCTGCTCGGTGACGAGCGGGATGCCTTCGGAAGAGACTAAAGCGCGCTTATAAGCCTTCCAGCGAAAGCGGTCTGGCGCTCCATTGTCAATCCAATCCTTGTAGCAATCGATGCACATCGCTGTTTTAACAGCAGGAAGAATTACGCAGATTTCGCAAGGTTCACTGTCCGTGATTTTCTTCTTGCGCTCAACCACCTCGTCCATCGCATTGATGATTTCGTGGATTTGGCGGAGGTTTTCTTCGGAGTCGATAATCTTGCGCTCAATGCGCTTTACTGATTCTCGAACAGGGTCGTAAAGAGTTCCGCCCTTTTGCTCCCTCGCGATAACGGCGCGCTCCACAGACGAGGAGTCTGCTCGGCTGCCGGAGCGGGAAACGGCAAAACTTGAACCACCCGAAATGTGGGTTATTTCAATTTGGTCTCGACGGACCAATTCTTCTAGGATTTCAGCGCGGAGTCGGTTAGCAAATTTGTTTATGTTTTCTAAACTTTCCAGCATTCGCTTCAAACGTTGTTGCGAACGGCGGTTTAATTTGCTGGGCACCCAAGCCTCCAAAAATCAAAGGGGCGCCGACATGGCGCCCACCTTGAATCTAGATTTGCACAGGGCTAAGGTAAAGTCAAGGATTTGTTGACTTCAGCAACTTCACGAATGACTCGAGAGACATGGTGACGTAAGCCTTGCTAACGTTTTTGCGAGCGCGCTTGTGTACAACTGCCCACAACTTTTTTGCCTTAGAGCCGGCGACTTCTGCTTGGTCGCACCATTCGGAAAGCGCCATTGCCTTGTGATTCTTTGCTTCCAAGACAATTGGCAGGTTCTTAATATCGCCAAGGTCCATCTGCGCGCTTCCGTAACGCTCTGCGTCGGGAAAACCGTTGTCGTTAAGGTAGCGAACTACCTCGGTTTCGAAACTGGTTCCTTTTTGGCGGGCCTTGGACACTTGCTACTGCTTCAGTTCTTCAATGAATTTGGCAACGCCGTGCCACAGAAGATTAAAAGGCCACGCGGCGGATGTAAGAAAAGCGCTTTGGAGATAGGAGCCCTGGTCGAAAGTAAGCGGCTCTTCGCCTTCTTCAAGCGCCTCGTTTAAACGCTCTGTCAAAATCTTTGCCCTGCGAATTAGTTGCGCGTAACGCAAAAATAAAGCAACACAACAAAATGCGTAAACGGCCAGCACGGCCAAGATGGTTGTCATTCTTTCACCTTTGATAACTCTTTTTTGTATGCTGCGGCAGTAGCCCAGGCAAGGTTGAGTCTAGCACACAGCCACTCAACGTCGCAACTAATTTGGTCGAGCAGGTCGGTGATGATTGGATTGACGCCTTCCAACCCATAAATGATATGGGAGCGCTCGATGATGGCGATTACTCGCTC